CAATATTTGAACAACAAGTTTTAAAACAATTGCAAGATGCTGTTGAATGCTTAAAAAAGGCTTATGTTTATGCGCACCGTGTTGATTGGTTTTTAGCTGGTGACGATGGCAATGAAAATTTTATTAAGCGATTAAATGAAGAATTAAACGAATTATGAAAGAACAAAACCTATACAAAGCCCTGCAAGCTAAACATTCAAAGCAAGGTATTTTATTTCGAAACAATACCGGAACAGCATACCAAGGCAGGCGCGGAATAGTAAACGGCATGATAATGCTTTCAGACCCGCGACCTATTAGTTTCGGGCTTTGTGTAGGTAGTTCTGATTTAATCGGATGGACTGAAATAATTGTAACACCTGATATGGTAGGTAAAAAAATTGCTATATTTACCGCTGTTGAAGTTAAAAATGAAAAAGGCATGGCAACAAAAGAACAGCTTAAATTTTTGCAGGCTGTGCGAAACGCTGGGGGTATAGCACGATTAACAAGATATATTGATAACGAATTTAAAAATGAAGATATATGACAGCAATAGAATGGTTAATGCTTGAAAAGGCATTAGTTGGATATATTGATGATGAAATGGTTGAACAAGCCAAAGAAATTGAAAAGCAGCAGATAATAGAAGCACACGGTATAAAAACAACACGTGGTGAACGCCAAGGAATTTCTTTTTGGGAACGTAAAACAGGAGAACAATATTACAATGAAACCTACAAAAAAAATAACTTATGACTAACGAAGCTGAAAGACTATTAGAAGACTTAAAACAGGAAGCTATCCGAATGGATGCCTATATTAAAGACGATACTAAGCGCGAAAATTACCGAAATATAAAAGAAAAACAGCTACTAACTTTACAAAATGTCATATTAGCACTTGAGGAAAAAGAACAATCAATATTTGAAAAATCAATCATTTTTCCACATAGCAAAGATTTAGAACAGATAATTTTAGGCGCTATTCTTTTAGAATCAGATGCAAAAGATAAAGTAAGTTTTTTAAAATCCGAGCATTTTTATTTTGAAAATCACAAACAAATATTTGATGTTTGCAGTTCGGTTGAAAAATGCGACATAATAACAGTAGCGGAAAAATTAAAATATCAATGCGGCGGACCTGCTTATTTGGCTGAAATGACAAACCGCGTGGCTTCAACTGCAAATATAGAAGTACATGCCAGAATACTAATTCAAAAACACATACAGCGCGAACTAATAAAAGTATCAGTTGAAATGATAAACACAATTATGAATGATATTGAAGACGTTTTTGAAACGGTAAAAAATCACATGCAAAAAATTAAACAATTTAATGTAGGTAAACAAATCATAAGACAATGAAACAAGATAAACTAATAGACTGGGAACAAAAACCAAAACAGCAGACTAAAAAACCAAAAGCAGAACGCGCACAATCCACAGCACCCGAAACTGACAAAAAAGGTTTTATAGGCGGTTATTTTAGACCTTTAGGATGGGGAACTGAAGAGGGACAAATGCTATATTATTTTTACATTCGTTCAACTATGTCGATAGTAAAGTTTAAAGCTACAGGACTAAATAAAAATAATTTGCTTAGTATAGCACCACTTGAATTTTGGTTATCGACTTTTCCAAACCGCGATAATAGTAATTACGATATTACTACAGCATCGGACTATTTGATAAATTTTTGCAACCACGTTGGATTTTACAATACCGATAACATACGCGGCCGTGGTGCATGGTTAGAAAAAAACGGCGTTGTATTTCATGCAGGGCAGCAGCTTATTCAAGATAATAATAGATATGGACTTGGCAGTTTAGATACTAATTATACCTATGTGTATAATAAATGTATTGATATGCCTATTGAAAATCCACTATCTTATGGCGAAGCTGCAATGCTGCCAAAACTATTAAGCAAGCTAAATTGGCAAACTAAAGCGGATGCAATGTTATTAACGGGTTGGTTAGCTTTAGCACCTATTTCAGGCATTTTAAAGTGGCGGCCTCACGTTTGGATAACAGGACCAAGGGGAAACGGCAAATCATGGGTTTTGGAAAATGTAATAAATGAAGTAATCGGAAACATTGCAGTAAGCGTACAGGGAACAGCGGCAACAGAACCAGCAGTTAGGCAAAAATTAAATAGTGATGCACTACCTGTTACAATTGATGAAGGTGAAGGGAACGATGAAAGGGCGGCACAACGTATGCAGGAAATTATCGGATTAGCAAGGGCGGCAAGTAGTGAAAAAAGCCCTGCAATTGCAAAAGGCGGAAAAGATGGAAAGGCAATTGATTATTTTGTAAGAAGCTGTTTTTTATTTGTAAGCATAAACCCACAATTAGTAAATGATTCTGATAAGCGTAGATTTTGCGTTTTAGAACTTAAAAAGTTACCTAATCAGTTAACATTTAGCGAAGTTGAAAAACTAAGGAATAATGTAATATTTGAAGATTTCGGAAAGCGTTTTCAGGCTCGAATGCTAAACTTAGCAGATAGCATTATGAAAAGCATAAAAATATTTACACATGCTGTTTCATTATTAACTGAAGATAGGGCGGTAGGTGACCAGTTCGGGGCATTGTTGGGCGGTTGGTGGCATACATGGAATGATAAAATAGTTAGTCCTGAGCAGGCACTTGAAGAAGCAGCTACAATTTTAGACTTAAGAAAATATGAAGAAGATAAAGAAGAACTGACAGATGAACAAAGATGTTTACAGCAAATTTTAAGTCAAGAAATTCGCATTGAAACTGAAAACTATGTAGGAACAAAAACCATAGGTGAATTAGTCGAATATGCACACAATTATCAGCCTTCAATTAAACCATCGCAAGCGGAGGCAAACGAAAGGTTAATGCGTTTAGGAATCCGCGTAATAAATGATGACCTTTTAATACTAAATACATCTGTTTATGTCAAAAAAGTTCTAAGCGGAACACCGTGGCAAATATCATGGAACACTATATTATTAAGGCTTAAAGGCGCATCACGGCGAAGTAACACGCGTTTTGCAGCGGGTATGTCGGGAAGGTGTGTTTCAATAAATTTAAAAAATTTATAAAAATATTTATAAAAAAACTTGCATTTATAAAAAACGGTTGTATCTTTGTATCACAATTGATTTATAACACAACAAAAAAACTTCAGATTATGACAACTTTAGATGCAATCAAATTAGCAGCACAAATCCAAATCGGTTCAAGAATTCAAGGTGGCAAACAAGTTATGATAGTAACTCAAATTACACCTAAATGTATTAAAGGTTATTCGGAATATGCTTTTTTAAAATATAACACTAAATCTGAAATGTGCCTATCTTATGAAAACTTTTTAAATCCACATTACAGTAATAATTATAAAATTTTAGATTAAATTTAGTTAGGTTTACGGTTATCCTCAAACCGTATTTTTTAAAACTTCAAAACTAACTAACAATGGAACTAAAAATGTATTTAGCTTATGATGGTACTTTAATGATACATCAAGTTAATGAAGCGGGCAAAGATTTATTTTTTCAAGTCGATATTTCACGCGGTTATAATACCAACGAATCAGACTTGGACAATTATGAAGATGAAGCCGACTACTTCAAAGCCTTAAAACAATCTATTGCTAACAAATTTAACTTAGAAAAAGAATCATGAAAGTACAAACAGAAATAACAGAATACGATAATGATAATAAAGAATACATTATTGACATAACAGCTGAATATTACGAATATGAAAAAGGCAGCCGTGACAGCTTTGGCGTACCTTTAGAACCTGATTACGGTGCTTATTTTGTTATTGAGGACATTATGATAAATGGTAAAAACCATTCGCTTAATGAAATTGCTTTGCTTTTAGATTATTCTGTTGACTATGTTAATGACATTATTCAGGAAGCATTGAGCGATAAAATAGAATCTGATTTATATTCTTATTATGACAACCAAATTGATGACTACTATGAAAAAAATTATTATTAGTGCCTTAATTGGCATTTTATTCGGCTTAACAGCTGGTTTAACACTCGAAAAATTATATCTTATGTTAGCACTTGCATTTATTGGCGGCACATGCCTTGGAATCGGTTTAATTTTGTTAATTGATAAAAAGAAATAATATGACAGCAGTAGAATTTTTAATTAAGCAGGTCGGTTTAGACCATACAGATGTTTGGAAAAAAGAAATTGAAATAGCCTTAGAAATGGAAAGGCAGCAGATTGAAAATGCTTTTAATGCAGGTGTTAATAGCGAAGATTTCTTTTATTTATCTACTGGAAAATTAGAATGTGAAATATACTATGAAGAAACTTACAAAAAATAAACTTGGCTAACGGCTTTGTCTAAGATTGCGCAGTCTTATGCATTAACTCAACTTTGGATTGAGGCACAAGTAACTTTCGGTGATGTTGAATGATTAGATTCTGAAAAAACCGATGACAGCTGGAAAGACAGCATTTTTTAACTTTAAAATAAATAACAATGGAAGAAACAGCATTTGATTTACCAGAAACAACAAAGTTAGAAATCATTGAAAAAATTAAAGCATTGGCTTGGGAAATAAGAAATGATTGGAGTGACCCAAGAAATGAATGTAGAAAAATTGTAGAACTTTGTGAAAAATTAAAACAATTATAAAGTAAATGTCCTGTGGCGGAATTGGTAGACGCTAAATAAGATACTGTTATAAGGGAATACGTGCTCCGCAAGAGTGCTACAGTAAAACTAACCCATACAGGTTCGAATCCTGTCAGGACTATTTTTTAACTTCAAAACAAACACAATGAAAACCATACTATTCTTAGCATTACTACTCCTTATCGGATGTAAGGCACACCAACCCGAACCCGAACTAAATTACGAGCTTATCGATTTAATCGAGGATGACACAATAGGATACGCAACACCTTGCAATTTAAAAAACAAAGCAACTATACCGACACACGTTGACCATTACATAAAACGTTTTTTAAGAACAGCGCAAAACGAAGCTAAACTATTTAATATTCCCGTTAGCATAACACTTGCGCAGGGCATTATAGAAAGCAATGCAGGGCGTTCAAATCTTAGCCGCAAACATAACAACCACTTTGGTATTAAACACAGCGGAAAAGGAAAATATGCAGTTTATAAAGACGACACACCACGCGATAGATTCCAAGTCTATAAATCGCCGTGGTGGTCATATCGGGCGCACAGTAAACTATTAACTTCAAAACGTTACAAACACCTTACACGGTTAAATAGATTGAATTATAAAGCATGGGCACACGGTTTAAAAAAGTGCGGATATGCAACCGAAAAAAAATATGCTGAAATACTAATTTCTGTAATAGAAAAATACGACCTTTGGCAATATGATTTTCCAATTTTTCCATGACAAAATTAAAGGCGATGAATGGTATGTAGTTGAACAATTGCCCGGCGGCAATTATAAAGCTATTTGCACGCGTCAAACTAAAGTTTATAAATTAGGCTCAGTTAGAAACTTTTTTTTTGACGATTGCGAAATATGGACAAAAGGAAAATTAAAACCTAATAATCATTCTTTAACACTAAAAACAAAATACAATGGTAAACCGCGTAACGCTAATCGGTAGGGTTGGCAAAGAACCCGAACAAAAACAATTTGGCGAAAAGACATTAACAAAATTTAGCTTTGCAACTTCTGAAAGTAGCAAAGACAAAAACGGCGAATGGCAGGAAAAAACACAATGGCATCAAGTCAGCTATTGGAATAACATAACAATTGAAAAGGGCGATATGTTATTCATTGAAGGCAAAGTAGAATACCGTGAGCATGAAGGTAAATATTATACTGATATTATCGCATCATATTGCAGAAAAATGAACACGGGCCAAAAAGCCACGCCTGTTGAAGTTGAAATATTGCCAGTAAAAAATAATGATGCTGATTTGCCTTTTTAAAACTTGTAAATATAAAATTAAAATCTTATTTTTATTACAGTTTTAGTTTTCATTAGTCTTTGGTTTGGACCGCCTGTTTTTGAAGTTCAGGCGGTTTTTTTTAAAAGTAAGATATGTATTTAACATTTGAACAGGCATTTAACATGATTAAGCCAAACGGCGCTAAGAATGCCAACTATTCAGCAACGAGAATTAGACAGCTTATAAATTTAGGTCATTTAGTTGAGGCTAAACCTGAAATTTTTGTCGATGATAATAGCATATTTGTAAGTTTAGGCTACATTAAAACCGAAGGCTTAGTTACTGAGGAATCAGTCAAAAGATATATTTTTGAGCGCAAAGAACTTAAAAACAAGTTAGGTAAGATTCCTAAAAAGAACCGCGAAGTTAAGGCATATTTTGAAGATGACAGCTATAGTAATTTTATGTCAATAGATGCGGCATGTTTATTTTTTGGCATATCAAGGGATAAGATAATGCGCAGTATTGAAAAGAAAAAATTTATTAAGGTTAAGAATGAATTGATAAAGTTTGTATGAAACACATCGCAGCAATATCGAAAATAATAGTCTATTTTTTTATTAGCTATTTTTTTACATGGCAGTTATCGCTTTTGATATTTTTAGCCATTTTTTTTAACAACTTAGAAAAAAACACACATGTTCAACGAATTAGCAAAAAATATCCACGAAGGTAACAAAGAACGTGGATTTTGGGAAGATGACCGCAAATTAACCGAAGTTGTAATGCTTACAGTTTGCGAATTAGCCGAAGCAATAGAAGCAGACCGCGCTGGTAAATGGTGTACCGAACAAGATATTTTACAATATAAAAATATTAGCACACCCGAACGCTTTAAGGAAAACATTAAAGATACTGTTCAAGATGAAATAGCCGATGCAATTATAAGGCTTTTAGATTTTAGCCATAAATTCAATATTGACTTAGATTTTCATATTAAGGCTAAATTAGATTATAATGCTACAAGACCGCACAAACATGGAAAATCTTACTGATAGTATTGTTGAATCGGTTGTACAGAAATTTAAACAACGTTCTGAAATAGGAATAAAAAAATACGGTAAAACACTTGACAGAAATGATTTAAACTTTATTGAATGGGTTAATCATTTGCAAGAAGAACTTATGGATGCTATTCTTTATGCTGAAAAATTAAAACAAGATGCTAAAACTAAATTCTAATTCTTTAGCCGTTGTAAGGCTACAAATGCAATTAAGACAACTTGACTTCTACAAAGGTTTAATTGATGGGTTTTTTGATGAAACCGTACGTAACGCTGTAATTGAATTTCAAAAAAAATATCAGTTAGTTCCAGATGGTATTGCAGGACCTAAAACGCTAACGGTTGCTAATACAGTTTGCGCTAATGGATTCCATACCTTGTTTTTGCATTGTTCTGCGGGCCCTGAATTTCGCGATGCTAAAGCTGAACAAATAATAGCTATGCACACTTTGCCCGTTGCTAAAGGCGGCCGCGGATGGTCTAAGCCAGGTTATGCAGATGTTATTGAAACAAGCGGCAAACTTGTAAACATTTGGAAATACAATGAAGATAATTTAATTAACGAATGGGAACAAACGTGGGGCGTATTAGGCACAACGCTATTAAATAGAAATGCACGCCACGTTTGCTATATCGGTGGCATGACAGCCGACATGCGAATGCCAAAAGATACAAGAACACCCGGTCAATTACTTACGATGTATAATTACATTCATGATATTGTAAAGCAGAATCCTAAAATTATTATTGCAGGGCATAACCAAGTGCAAAATAAAGCATGTCCAAGTTTTGACGTGCCTAAATATTTGGAATCAATAAATATACCTACTTATAATATCGGCCATTGGTCAAGCAAACTAAAAATATGACACATACAGAGCGACATAGATTAACAAGGCTGTTAAATTATAACAAAGGCTTTCAAGATGCCTTATTATGGATTCAAAATGACCAGCCTTATGATGAAGAAATAGAACTAAAATTAGACATTATATTACATAAAATTGAACAAATCGAAAACAGACTAAAGAATGACAAATGAAGAAAAAAAAGCGGCACTAATTGCAAAAGTTGGTGAGCAAAAAGTAAACGAATTGACGCAAAACATTTGGTTGTTATTAGGGGCGTTAAGAACTGCGAAATATGCTATTGCACAGTTCGAACCTAATAAGTTGAAATTTGAAATGAAAAAGCGTTTTTTAGATTTGCATACAGCTATAAACCTATTTGTTAATACATTTGAAAAGGCTGCAAATCCTGAAGAACGAGAATTGCTAAATACAACTTCTTATGAAAACGTTGGCGCCGTTGCTGAATTGATAGCTATGGCAATAACTTTGCCTGAATCGCAGATTGAATGGTATTTGGATGAATGTAAAAAATTAACTTATGTAGCTTTTAATAGGTCCCAGGATGAATTGCGTAGTTGAATCAGTCAATAAGCTATTTAATATTGATGTCAGTAAGTTTCCTGAACGCGAAGTAGGTTATGCAATGTGCGATATTCAGCGAATGATACCTTTGGAATATTCTGTTTGGATTGTTTACGCTAATCACACTAAATGTATAAACTTTGATCTACTTAAGCAGCTGCCTAAATCCGAAAATTACATACCTTTATTTTTGTTTAAATCAATTATGTCAAGCCGATATAATTTGCATTGTGAATTTGCTTTATATGACCGTAATACTGTCAATATAGACGGCAAAGAATATGACGCGGATGAATACTTTAAACAGAACAAAATAATTCAAGTGGCGGCAATTATTCAATATGACACACATAAAATACTAAGCATCCTAAAATGAAAAATTTACCGACATTTGAAGAAACTTTTGAACGGCAATTATTTGAAGCTGGCGAAAACAAAAAGTTTTATAATAACGGCTACATAATAGTAAATGAATTATGGCTTAGAAACTTTCACAAGTTAGCACAAACAGAAAAACCGCTGCCCAAAAAAGACAGCGGCCACACATGAAAACACAAAAGAGCAAAACAGTAATTTATTCGCCTGCAGGTTTATCACTTGCAGGTTTTTTTAGCATATCTTTAGGATTTGGAATAAAGCCTTTAAAGTAACCGATAATGTCCACGCCTGTTGTTTGTGAAACGTTTTCAAAAATTGATTTTAGTTCAATACCACAAACAAACATAGCAACGTAATAACTAAGCGTAAATTCTAAGTCTAACATCCATGTAAAAACTTGACTACTTATAATTGCTAAACAATAGTCATTCATTTTATTTATTGTACGTCTAAAACCGCGCGACTGTATTTTTTCGCCAAGTGCTTTTGCTTTACGAACACCTGTTAAAAAGTCTACTAATAACAAAAATGATAGGCAAATAATAAGCGGCTTTAAAATAAAAAGTTGCTGTTTAATTTCTGGCAATACTTTCATAAAAAAGTTAAGCGAATCAGATGCAATACGTAACGAATCGGCGGTAATAGTCAGGGAATCCATTATGAGATTTTAATATAACGTGAAATAATAACCGCTGTTGGTGTACCTATGAAGATATACCACCACGGCAGGGGAACAAATATAATAAAGAATGTAAATGTAAATAGTGACACCCATGTTCCAAAACAAATAGGGCAGGCGCCAAGCATTGACCAAGGGTTATTTTTCATATTGTTTTCGACATCATTATAAACGTGTTCAACTTGCTGCAAATAGTCTTTGTAAATACTATCTGCTTGTTCAGCTGTTTTATTTTGTAGTTGACCATTTAATTGAATATCACGTTTTATTTTCCACGCGTTATATTTTGCCCAAACGCGGTTTTTTTCTTTCTGTTCAAAGTCTAAGTAGCGTTTAGAAATAAACTTGCCATAAGCCGAAAATATACGGCCTGTATAATATTCGCCCTGCACAGGCGAACCGATGCAATAATGCAAAAACTTAATTATGCAGGCTGCAAATATTGAAAGTGTTATAAGGGATAGCATATTAGTCTACGATTGCAGCGTTATATCCTAATTCAGTAAATACTGTTTGCATGTACAAAAGTGCAACTTCTAAAGATTGCGTTTCTGTTTCCAAAATCACAAAATCATAAGGTATATTCATAATATCGGTTGCTATTTCTTTACCTGCTAAAAAACTATCATGATTAAGATAAGTTTTGTAGGTAACTGATAATGACCCATCCAAATTACATGTAAAAACAATGCGAACATAAATAGAATTTAGTTCTATTTCTGTGCCTTTAACGTTTATTTGTGTAGTGTTTTTTGTAAGTAGTAAACCCATTTTAGTCTATACGTTTATATTTTAAAATTGAACCTTTCCAAGTGCGAGCAACGCTACCTGTACCAGAAATAATTGAAAATTGTAATTTTAATGTTGCATTAGCTGAAGCATAAAATCCAAAATCAGCAGTTGTGGTAATTATGCCACTATTAACAGGTATTGTGCCTCCAATTTGACCTATTTGAACATTGTTAGTATTTGCAGCAGTTAAAGCACTTAATACTGTTTGAGTTGCTACATTTGTTGAATTTCTATGAAAAGCATTTCCAATACCATTTATAGTGCCTGCACTTACTGCAAATCTATATTGATAATCATTAACACTACTACTTGCACTTGTAGCTAAAATAACTTGTAACATATAATTTCCAGCCGCAACTACTGAAAACTGCAACTCAGTATCATCTGTTAATGTTGATGTTGAAACATCCTGATTAGCTGATTTAACAATAACTGTCCATCCTTCAGGATTAGAAATTGTAAATGTTCTATTTGCGCTTAAATCTTGCGTACTTCCATTTATTGTAAGTGTTCTCGTTTGAGGAACAGGAGTAAAACCAAGGGCATTCTGTTTATTATTAAATATAGTCCAATCTGAACTACTTAAAAATCCATTAGTCGAACCGTTAGCTTGACTTATACTTAACGTTCTATCGGCTGTTAAATCACCACCACCGCTTAAAGGCGAAGTTGTATTTATAAGCCTTGCAGCACTTGCAGGCGTATAACCTAAAACCGTTGCAATGCTTTTCTTTTCCCATAGTTGAGTAGCAGTATTAAAAAATATTCCATCTTTATCCGCTGGGCTTTGTGCTGCTACATTATGCAATTCGTCAAGTTCATATCCATTCTGCACCCTGACATACATACGACCTGCATTACCATTACTTGCAGTAGTTACAACACCTAAATAAACCAAATGATTAGGGGCGTAAGGTTTAACATTTGTTATGCTGCCTGCTGTAGCACCTAAATAAATAGTATCGCCATCGGAAAAAGTTGAAGTTGGCAAGATGCTTAAATTATCTAATAAGCCTTGCATCATTATAATGCCTTTTTGATTTACGCCTATTGAAGTAGATAATACTAAACCAACTGTTTGTGCGGATGTTGCATCAGTTGAATTATTAGCCCTTTTAACGGTCATTCTATCCCCCGTACCACCAAAAGCATAAACGGGCATTCCTTTAGTTAATGTAACACTATCAGCATTAGTTACATAAGAAAATAAAGCATTTGAAGTAGTGCCGATACATTGAAAACCGTTAATAGTAGAATTATAAACGCATAGCATTTCAGCTCCTGCCCAAATATCACCACCAATTACAGCGCCGTCATTATTTCTATATAGTGTTTTTGCGCCAAGGCTATTAACATTTAGCGTGGCAGTAGTTGTATTGCCATTAGGAAACCTAATTAAATATGCATCCCCATCGGCATAAGATGTTACACCTGTTAATGATACTGTATAAGTATCAGTTCCCGATGCTGTGCCATGCAAAATACCGCCACCGCCTGCAAAAGTTGATAATTCATCAATTGCATCTTGTACATTTGTTGAAATTAAACCCGAAGTACTATTATCATAATTGACATCAATAGCGTCAATCGTTTCGGTCATTTCAAAAAAAAAATCAGTCGCTAAAATATCAGCAAGGTCAGCACATGAACCTGAAAAAGGTATTGCAGCGGCTGGCAAAACTTGTGTATTAGCTACTAAATTTGGGTCGAAAAACTCAAAATTATCATTATTTTGAACAACTCTTAAATTGCTATTTGTATCGCAGTGCATTTCAATAATTGCAGGCGATAAGCTGAAAAGAAAATCACCCGAAGTATTGTCATAAATTGCGACATTGCCATTTAAAAGTTTTACAATATTTATCATAAGTTTATTTCAGTATTATATAATCCTACTTTAGTGCTAAATTCAATGCAATCGTATTCAATGCCATCTTTTTCGATGTTTACAATTTCACCACTTGGCGAAATTATTTGACCTGTGTATGTGTAGTTTTCGTTTAAGTTTGGCATATCAAAAATAATAGCATCACCATCTTTTACATCTATAAAATATGTAATAGAAATAGAACCAAATGTTAATATTAAATACCATCTACCTTCAGTTATTGCATCTGCTTTAATGCCAGTATCAAATACAGCATTACAACTATTAATGCAGCCCAAAATTAACGTATTTTCACAACAATTACAACAAGCCATATATATAAAGTTACAAGTTTTTAAAATAACGGGGCTATTTATTCCAAGCCCCGACTAATTGCCCCAAGGTAGCGAAATTTGGCGGCATAGTGAATCTTTTATACAATTATTATACTATTACTCATTACGCTTGATGAGCCTATTACATTAGTAGCGGTTACCTCGCAGATTATTTTTGTTCCTAAATCAGCTAATACAGTTGTATATTGATTATTTATTTCGCCTTTAATATTTATTCCATTTCTTTTCCATTGATAAGTGTATGTTATTGGCGTTATACTTGTCCAAGTTCCATTATCAATAACTTCTAATTTAGAATTAACAATATCATTACCATCTATTTTTGGTAAAATTGTATTAACTGGTAATCCTGTATTTGGTTGCGGTTTATAACTATCTGTGCATATAGCAAACGGTTTGCATTTTTCTGTAAGACTAAAATCATAACGTAATTCAAAATCTAAACTAACTATTTGCATCAAACTTAATAATGTTTTAGGGTCTTTGCCCGTTTCAGCTGCGTAAACAGTCCATGGTAATATTTCATTTGATACCGGGAACAAGCGCGGATTAACTATAGCGTATTGCCATTGAATGCCTTTAAAATTCGCACCGTATAGCGCAAACTTAACCGAATCTAACAACATACGCGGGTCAGCGCAAAGATGCCAAAAAACTAATTTAAATGGAACACGCACATCAAGTTCGATACCACAACTTCCCCTTTTAGTATTCGCTGCTTTTCGTACTTCTGAAATAGTACCATTAGTACGGATATAATAGCCCGTTCCCGAGGTATCTGTGATGCCAACATAATTACGGTGTCCATTTTGTGTAACATTCAAAGTAACAACCTGACCAGCAGTATCTTTTACAGCAATGCCATTACCGTTTACGTTTACATTTACGGCTGCCATTGCAATATCAATCTGCTTAATTAGTTCGGTTATTATGTTTTGTGTTACGTACATTATAGTAAATCGATTTCTTCTAAAATTGCTAATAGTTCATTTCGTGCGGCTACTTCGCCTATTTCGCGTTCATCTGTTGAAACGGTTGAAATATCTTTTCCGAAACGTGCTTCATTTGTTTCCATTATACCTGCTAATTCATCATTAGTATAAGTAATAGCGCTAACAGTTCCGCTTTCAGTTACTTTAATACTTTCAAATAATGAACCGCTAAAATTTAAATCTACCTTGTCTGATTGTCGGCCCGTTAAATTACGTAATTCAGCATAACCCTTTGTTAAATATTTAGTTTTATGCGGATTTCCATTTTTAAAAACTATATCACCGTTTTTACCTTCTGGCTTTATGCCGCCTGCTGAAACAGTTGTCAAACTTAACGGATTTATATAAAATGGATTAACTGAATATTGACCTATTGCACTACCACTTGAATCTAAACCATCAAAAAATATCCTTTGTTTATATTCTGCAATAACTTGAATAGCGGCAACCTGCGAAATTCTACGGGCCGTGTTGTCATTATTTACAACTTCTGATAATATTTCTAAACGTTCAGATAAAGTCATTAGCCTGGGAACATTGGATACATTCTCAATCTTGGTTCACATCTATAGCAAAAGCGGTCAGATTCTAATAACTGAATAATATTATCAATTTCGTTATCTAAGGCCTCAATACTTGCATTCTCCCATTCACCTATTTTAACATTAGCCCACTCGTTACCATGTGTTTTTATTAGGTTCAAACGGTTATTAGGCGATACCCATTCTTTTAAAATTTGCACGCCTGTTTGATACAAAATTGCCATACCTAAACGGTCCAAAAACTGACAGATAATATCAGTATCGACACAATCGACACGTACACACGCGCCTAAATAACCCGAAGGCTGCGCACTAACACCGTTCCAACCTTCTACATTTAACACATTATCGCCGCAAGGTTTGCAATTAAATACTTGATTGCATGTGTATAAATAAGGTGCTATATTAGTAGTGTCAATTGTTATTAACAATACATCTTCATTAAATGATTTCTTAACAAAAATGTGCATTTCAGTATCGGCATAACAAGTAACAGCTTGTTGAAATAATTTATTACCTACAAAATCGGTAACATAAACTGCCGCAGTACCATTTACCGTACTTTTAAAACGTACTGAATCGACAAAAATACGGCTTTGAGGACTATCAATCCATTTCTTAGATACCTTTATTCCACGATTTACAGCTACGGGAATATCAGATATATTTGAAACACCGCAAACAGTATATAAATTACCAATGCTGTTTAGCTTTATGCCACGCGCATTTAAAACGGCTTTTAAACGTTTTTCAACTATATCGGCCGCAAAGTACATTTTTTCGCGAACCGTTGCCGTTGCTGATATTAAAGCCTCACTACTAACAGCGGCTACATTATTTATAGTTAATCCTTCAAGATTTTCTAAATAATAGCCCGAAGTCGGAACTGTATCATTTGGATAACAGCCGTTAAGCGATATGATATAATTATCTAAGCAATTAGGTGTATTAAGATTCAGCATCTATTTGTTTTTTACGACCGCGTTTTTTAGGCTGTTCAGTTTCGGTTATTTCTTCGGCTTCAAGGGCTTCAATGGTTTCGGTTTCGATGGTTTCGGGTTGTTCGTATTGTTGTACATTTTGTTGAATTTTAACTACTGATAACATACCTTCAGAATAATAAACATCCTTTGGGAAATCTTGTTGTTTAACAGCTTTTTCAATAGCCTTGTTTATCTTTTCAGAACCGATTGTTTTTTTCTGATTGCTATAATCAAACAAATAAATTACATCTTCATTATCGGTTCTTTGCACATTAACAGCGCTGTAATATTTGCGGATAATGTTTAATGCTTCGTTTAATTTTTTACTTTGATTTTTCATTGTGTTATATTTAAAAAGGGGAGGCGAACCTCCCCCGAATCATTAAAACTAAATAGTACCGTTAAAAGTATCATTGCATGATGCGCTATCAGTTATGATAAGCTGTGCAGCACCTGTATTTATACTTTTTGTGTAGAAATTTCCATAAGTTCCAAAAACGCTATTTAAACCTATAACTTGGTCATTTGGCGCGCCATCAAAACTTGCTGAATCTAAAACCCAATCAAGGTTAGTAAGGCTTGCACCTGTTGAAGGCGTTGAAGCGCTGTAAACATTGTAAAGTGTTTCAGTAGTAACTGAAAGCGCAACATCTGAACCAGTAGCAGAAACAATAACAACACTTGCAACGGTTGAATTACCGAAAACATAAATTGTTAAGCCTGTACCATCAAAACCACCTGCAACTGTGTAAATAGAACCTACACTTGCAAGCGCAGCTTGTGCAGCGGCAACAAAACCATTAGCACCACTTAAAGTTCCTGTATCAAAAGAACCGCCTACGCTAAATGGCAAACCGTTAATTTGAATTGCTACAGCATCAGTTACATCGATTTCATCACCTGCAAACAATTCACCTGTTACAGATTTAGAATAGAATACAGCATTACATGCTACATCGCAAGAATCGGCAGATTCGCAGAAAACAGCATCAGTAGCAACAGGCGCACCTGCAGCACCGCAAGCTGGTTCAATATCGCAGTATCCTGTATCAGCGCAAACAACTTCATATTTGAATACGTCAAGAACGCCATCAAACAAACAGTCATTTACGGCCCAACATTTAGGCATACCAACAACCGCCCAATTAGTAGCGAATTGAATGTATAGTTCGATTTCGTCATTACACTTAACGTAAGACATTACTACGTCATGCTCAATGCCTAACCATGGGTCTACAACTGTAGTGCGCATTTGGTCTTCAAAGTCATAAGTGAATTGACCTTTATTTTTTGCGTAAGTAACAAGTTGAAGCGCACCCGGTGCCATTGCAATAATTTCATTGGTATTACCAAGTGCAGCAGGTAGGTTAGTATCGTAGTAAATTGAACGGGTGATGTCAAGTAGTGACGCGTCAAAACCGTTATCATTACCAGCTGCAATAGCACGGGCTTTACGATATTGGTCAAGCAAAGTACCACCGATAAGAATCATTTGCTGTTCGATTTCAGCTTGTTTGCGGTCGCTATCAAGGATAGATTCACCAACAGGGTTTATGCCTAAACCACTTGCAAGGAACAAAGGCAAAGACTTAGAAGTAACAGCAGGGGCGTTACATTCGCATTTAACGAATTGACCGATAAAGCCGTTATTAGCTACAACAGTAGAAACTTCTTTACCAAGTTTGTTAATGTGGTTTCTTAGAACTTCATTAACATAGCTGTTTTGATAATCGGCGCGGCTTTCTTTGATACAACGGATTAACTCATCGTCAATCTTAATTTTCTGAGAAACTGTCTTATTAGTAATTTCAATTTCATCGTAAAGCGGCTTAACAACATCGCCATCAGTTGGGCAATATTCAAGTGAAGTTGCATTAGATTCAGAAAGACGTGGGAAAAAACGGCGTGAAACTTTGTAAACTTTACCGTTACCTTGTTCAACAGCCTGAACGTTACCAAGTTTAACTTGTGAAGCGGATTTATTAGCAGCTGAAACAAGCAATTGCAATAGTCCGATATTTGGCGATGGCATGGAGCGCATACCGCTGTTATTATTCAGCGAAATGTCTATAATTTTCCAAGCATCAGCTAATTTTATTGTTGACATTTATTAAAAATTATTTGAATTAAAAAAAATTGTTTAGGCATTTTCCACGCTGCCAACTGCGTTCTGTTTTTTTTCTGTGCCTTAGCACCCTATTTTGTGAGAGGTCGTACTGCAAAGATAATAAGTATTTATTTTAATAAAATTATTATTTTTTTATAAAATGTTTACAATTAAAAAAGCAGCCCCAAAAGACTGCTTAACAAACTATTTAACCAAATTCAAATGAGACCGTTTTCCTGCATGTATTTTAAACGCGCTGGGTGTATTCCTGTTTTTGATTTTTCATCAATTTCAAATGTTTTTGTTTGACCGCCGTTTGATTGCTTTTCAAAATTATATTCAGTTGCTATAATTTCAAATAGTGTTTCATACTTTAAATTTTCAGTTGGCTTAGTCGGATGCTTTACGCGGTTGCCATCTTTATTAACCCAAATATTCCCGTCGGGGTCAATTTCAAAATCCAAGCCACGTTCACGAATTTCAGCTTCTAAAATTGCACGCATTTCTTTAGGTGCTAATCTTGCATTTTTTACAGTTTCAACTAATGAACCGCGGACCTTTTCAATTTGCTGATTTTTAATGTAGCTTTGAAATTTGCCCTGTTCTTCTTTAATAGCCTGTTGCATTAGCATTTCTTTTTCAGTTAGTTTAGCGTTGGCAAGTTCTAACTGTTGCGTAAGCTGTTGAAGTTTTTGCGCATCGGCGGATGTATATTCCTGCTTTAGCTTTTCCAAAGTTTCTAATTGACTATTTTTTAAATCAGAAACAATAGTTTTAAACCTATCTTTTTTGTCTACTAATTCATATTTCTTTAGGTCAATAGCAAAAGCTTCAGCAATCTGTTTTTCTGTTTTCGCATAAGCGGCACCAAATAGCTCGGCGCTTTTAGCTTCTTCAATCTGTTTGCCGATTCGTTCCTGAACTGTTTTTTCAAGTTTAGAAACATAACCCGTAACAGCATCGTCAAGGCTAATTTCGTTCGATTCAAGTTTTTGAATCAGTTCGGGTTCTATACCCAATTTTTCTACAAATTTGTCAAGCATTTTCAGGTGTGTTAATATTAAAAAATAATTTAGTAAATTGTTCAAAACTTATACTTAGCGGCAATTCAAAACCGCTTTTTAAAATAACCTTAGTAAATTCATCACCATTTTCCCATTCTGATTTATAAAATGTTGCAACTTCATCAAGGTCAACAAAACAATAATCTTCAAGTTCATAAACAGTTTCACAATCGGAACTATTGTTTTTAATGTGTAAATCAATTTCTTTTTTTATTTCAGCTGCCAGCTTATAATCTTCAATACTTACAGCATCATCAAATTCACTTTGCAATTCTTCAAGTGTCGGCGCTTCGGTATTGTATTCTAATTGAATTACAAATTTATAAAATCTTGGCATATTATCTACGTTTATTTGCGCAGCCGCAGCCGCGTTTTGGGGTTACTGTTCTTTGAATAGGTTGTGCAGGTTCGGCAACGTGAATAGTACCTAAATAATTATAATTGCCCGTTTGTTGTTCTGCATACCATTGCGCAGGGGTGAACTGATATTCAGTACCTGTTGTTTTATGCTTTGCTTTTATGACTAACATAATGTTTTATTTTTTCTGATAATTAGCCGACCGTACCGGGTAAGCTATATGCCTACAATTATAACCACCGCGATTTTGGCAAAAGTTTTCTGGCGTTGTATTTGGTATCATACCCGTGCCTTCATTTTCTGCAAATAAAATTTGTTCTTCTAATTCCTCAAATAATATTAAACCTTTTTTACCGTTTTTATCATAATTGACCCATTCCTCACATTGCAATCGGCTATCCTTTACTAAACTGCCAACGTATAATAAGGCATCTAATTTATAACTTTTGCGCACCGCTTCGTTTACTATTCCATCGTATTGTAATAACGCGTCACGTGATGCCTGTAAACTAATTCTTTTTAAAACGCCTTGACGTGCTTCGCTTGTTGTTAATTGACCTGCAATTGAAGTAACAACATCTGTAAGGCTGCTGCCCTGATTTACTGCTATTAGTAGTTCATTCTTAAGCGGATTTATTAAATTAGTATTTAATCCCTGCCCTTGCATTGCAGCAATTACATTATTAACAGCATAGCGTTTAAATGGATTCAAAAAACTTTTTGTAATTTCTAAGCCGTTTAGTTCCTGTTGCGCAAGCTGAGTATTCGCCCCTATTTCGTCAAAGTTTTCTAAAAAACCTGAAACCATTACATTATAACCAGCCTTTTCTAAGAACCTATTTATAGCAGTTTTAAACGAACCTAAACGCGCTAAATTTTCCTTTGACCTTACTAAATTGCCCGATGTTGTTCTAAACTTACTAATCCAATCGACAACCTGTTTTACAAATTTAGGTTCTACTTTATCAAACCGCTTTTGTAAAATTTCTAATGCTTTTTGGTTAATTCTTTCGGGTTTATTGAAATCCATTAGTTGTTATCTTCGTCGTTATCGTCGTTATTGTCTTCGTCATTATCCGAATTATCCGATTTATCCGAATTATTAAATTCATCCATATTAACTTCGGGAACTACATTACTTGCAACAGCATCAAAACGTGGTGCTAACTTTTCATCAATAGCGTTTTTAATAGCTGTATAGTCATTATTCATAATATCAAAGCCTTCATCATAATATAGTTCAGTAACAGCATCAAAAACGAATTGAGCGCTAATTGCATCCTTTTCAGTTATTTGGCCACTTGCTAAAAGCTGTACACGTTCATCTACTGTATAAAGATAAGCGCTGTTATACATAGCGCAAATGGTAGCTATTTGGCGTGCCACAGCATCGGCATTATATCGGCGGTCAATATAGCTAATATATGATTCGTAACGTATAGCAGTCGGCAAACCTTGCTGTGATAGTGCAAATTCTGCCATCAGTTCCGTTTCGGTTTTTAGGTCAAAACTGATAGGCGGATTTACAAAAATATTGCTTTCAGTATCCATAAAAACAATAGCCTGAATAATACGCAAAACATCTTTATAACGCGCATAAACATCATCAGATATTTTACCAACTTCTATATATTCAGGTTCACGGTCTAATTCTTTTGCAACGCCCGATTGTGCAGCTTTTAAACTACGGTTTATGTTTAACACCTGTTCGGCTTTTCCTAATGCTTCGGTTGCTACTTTGTTTGTTTCCTGAATAGTCGAAACATCAGGGCTGTAATAGCGTATCGGTTCAACTTGTTGCTTATCGCTATCCCCAAATTTAGAAGTAGTTGGGTTTAAGTTATAAGCCGCAAGTGGTGTTATGCTTAAAGTTTTGCCATGACCACTACATGTTTTACATGTTATACTTGTTTCGTAATCATTAGGGTCAGGAACGCGGCCCACACCATTACAGCTGTTACAATCAACACCCTCAACAAATTTAATAGGAAAACACGTTGCCAGCATAACCGATTTGTGCTGATTATCAAATATAGCAGCATCATTAAGGTAAGGTATCGCAGGGCTAAAATCAGACTTATAAATTTTAAACGTATTGCCATAAGTATCGTATTTAGGAACAACGCGACCGCCTAAAGTAACCCATGGCATTATGCCGCTGTTATGTTCGTAAATAACTTCAAACATTGTTTTGTCACCGTATGCACGCGCTTGTGCATAAAACATATCGGTAACTATATGATAGTAAAAAGGATTTTCAATACCTAAGTTAGCATATTTATTTTTGCTTATGCCTTTATATATTAACAGTCGATATTCAGGGTCATTAAAAACAATTCTGTCAGACTGGATAACTTTCATGTCAACATTAACCCTTACATTATCTGTTTCAATGCCATCGCCTTTTGGCTCAATTAACAAAACGGCGTTAGGGTCCAAAACGCGATTAGGAATAAATACAGAAAATAAAAATGACTGCAAATTGTTTTCGCCAAACTTTTCATTTTCGGCGAATTGTTGCATGTCCATGTTTTCAAACCTAACAGAATGTTTAGCAGAACTTAGCAACCTATGCAGCTCAGTAATAGCCTTAACAAGTGGCGATTCTGTTTTAGGCTGATAGGTATTTTTTCTATAATTTAATATCTGTTCATCTTCATTTGGAAATGCCTTATCCAATGCAGGCGGCACTTCACCGTAAAAATGTGGCTTGATACTTTCATAAATACGCTTCCAATCCGATTTAAAAGGATGCACGGGCGGATTAAGTATTGTAGCACTTACAGAATCTAAAAATTGATAAAACTGTTCTAAGTTCATTATATTTGATTTTAAATAGGGCGGCTACATTATAAGCAACCGCCCTTAAAACTATCTAACTATGGAGTAACAGTAATTACAAGTGAACCAGTAACACCCGAAGCATCATTAGCCGTTGCAATAACAGTAACTAAGCCTGCACCTGTAGCAGTAAGTAAACCACCTACGCTAATAGTAGCAGTACCCGTTCCGTTAACAACCGACCATGTAACAGTAGCATCAGTAGCATTTAATGGCAATACAGCCGCAAGCATTTGCAAAGTATTTCCATCCGCTACAGTTGTAACGTTACCTGTTCCTGTTACAACAATCGAAGTAACCCAACATGAGTTATAAGATTGTGTCAATAGGAATGAAAGTTGCTGCTGAGTAAATGTACCAAGCTGTTCGTTATATCTGAATTCAATTGTCCAGTAAGCATCGTCTTCATCAGTTTCTGCAATCTGATAAAACGGTCTTACTGTTACGTTTGAATACCAACCTAAGAAACGACCATCGCAAGTAACAAAACCGAATTCATAACCCGAAGCATTAGCAGGGTTAGCTAAGAAATTGTAAAGCGCATCAATAGTAAAATCATTGTCGTTTTCAGCATCAGTAAGCGATACAACACGGCTTTGTTTTACGACTTCTTCCTGACCGCATGAGCCGCGTTTTTTAGTCGTAAATTCAGGCGCAGGAAGACCACCACTAATACGGCTACCATTAACGCGCCCAAAAACTTGTTTAGTTGCAATAGCAGTTTCCCACTCAGTTGAATCGGTAATATCACTAAATTCATAAGAGCATTTTTTAGCAAACCAACCTGCGATACCACCTGAATAAACAGTTGAATCGCATGGGTCGCATAGGTAGTTAGGTACGTTTTCATCATCCACGCATGGAGGGCAAACACCGAAAGCGCCTAAAAAACCGTTAAGAAAAGAAATATTATTCATATTTTTTGTTTTTAAAATATTATGTAAATGAATTCACGACCTCACCTACATTGTTTATTATCAATTCGACATCTTTTATCAAATGTCAGGTCCAACAAAAACATTCGGTTGTCTTCGGGTTTAGAATCATATCTAAAGTTTTGATACTGCACACCATCTACAGTTACGTAATTGCCTCTCACAGCTTGTTGAAGTAACTTAATGTAAAACGGTGGAACGGCACCCGAAATAATACCGTAATTTTCTGTTATATCTTTACTAATAACTACATTTCTGTCATTTTCTACAATTGATTCAGTATCTCCAAAAAATTCTACATTTCCAAAGATTCTAAGCGAATTATAAAACGGTGTATTATTAGAACCTAAATAGTTTGTCAAAGTTCCATAATAGTTACCGTTGCAATCATAATTTGAGTATGTACTATAAATCAAAGACGTGTCATTTAAATTGCCACAGCCTTCGACTTTTTTATAGTATTCAGTAAATAACCTTTTATCTAATTCAGGTTCTAAGGTTATCTGATTTATTTTGTAATAATCAATATACAATCTAAAACAATCCAAATCAGCAGGGAATAAACCCGTATTAACAAACCATGTTTGTATGCTACCCGTTGCAAGGCTTTGACCTACATGGTAACTATCTGAAAAGTCATCTATAAATTCACTTATTAGTGTACCGCAACAATCATACAAACTAACTACAACATAATGCGAAGTGCTTGTGCTTGTTTGAAATCCTGCCACTAAAACGCTGTTAGGTTGATTGTAATTATCTGCAACTTGCGTTTGGAATGGTATAACATCACCCTGAACATAAGGAATATAAAACGGCAAATCAGAACCGCAAAGATTACAATTCCAAGCATCGGTAGCGTTTTGCATTAAGTTACCCGGTAAAATAGGGCAGGCATACCGAATCGGTACGGGCTGCCTAAATGAATAGGTTCTGCTAATTTCAGCTGAATATGAAACAGGATAAATTACTAACATATATTCGCAAAGATACAAATAAAAATTAAATTAAAAAATTTTATCCCAAATCGCTACATTTATACGTATTATCAAAAGTAACTATAGGTATTAAACTTGGTGCAGGTATTGGAACAGGCATTAAAATTTCATGTCTTATTGTGTGCGGTCCTGTGCCTGGGTCAAAGTCAGCATCAACTATAAACCTATAATAAGCTATTGGAATTGTATCGCTAATCTTTATTGCAGTAACTACATTGCCTGCATAACTTAAAACGCCTATGGGACTATTAGCATTATCGACAAAATTATTTTGTACAACATTTAAACCGCCTACATAATCTGGATGTGCTAATATTTCAGCTATTACAGCCGTCGGGTTTCCTGTTATGGTCCAAAGTGGTAATACGCCAACAGTTCTATAAGTTGATGTACTTGTAAGCGCAACCAAACCAATAGGGCAATAATCAGGAACCTGCTGATATGCAATACCTGTAACCCAATAACGTTGGCCTTGTGTTAATTGTTGCACGTTTATTTTAAAATTAGCTTCGTTAGATGGCGAAAATGAAGCATCGACATCGTCAAGTTTTGCACTAACTAACTGTTGCATTTGTATTACAACAGGCTGCCAACTTGATTCTTCTTCAATAGCATTATTATTTGTATCGCCTAATTCGTTAGCAGGGTAAATAGTAGCAATTAAATTTATTGAACCTGTAAACGCTGGGTCTTTTTCTACTTGTGCTATTATTTGGTCAGCATCGCAAATGTCTATAATTTCGGTTTTAATGCCTAAAATATAATCAGCTAAATCGTAAAATTTAACGCTTACTAAGTTAGGGCTAACCGCATCATTTTCAAAAACATCGACATCTAATTTTTGTACATAATCTATTTGTGTAAATTGTGTTATGCCATTTGTCGAAGTCGGCTGATTTAAACTAATAGTCCATGTTATTTCAGTTAATGTGCCTGCATATTCTTCAGCTATTCTAAAGATACAATCTAAAACTAAATCGGTTGCATCATTGGTTACTATTGTCATATCAGCCGTTGTAATTGGCGGTGCTGCAGGTATATAACTTTGCACTTGATTAACAACGCCCGGCACGTTTGTAAGTTTGCAGATAATGCCTGCTAAACTTCCATCAAAACTACCTACCAAACCAATAGCATTTAAAGCTGTAACATAGCTTGCTTTATCAATTGATAAACGGGCTTTAATACGTTGATGTGGTGCAATAGTTAAATTATTGCCGCTGTATTGTGTGTTATATGTACTTAAAAAACCTGTTAATATTGGTATTGCAGGCGCTGTATAAGTAGCAACTAATAAAGGGCTTAAATGCGAAGTTACATATTCAGGATTTGCAGCGTCATGAATATTTACCACTATATAATATTGACCGTTTATTTGTAGCTGTGAACCATCGATAGTAAATTGCACTTCTATATCATCGGGATTTGGTACGTCTTCAAACCAATCCGAAGGCGAATAAATAGCACCGTTTAGTTGACCGCTGCCAGGTGTTGCCTGTGGTATTAAAGCATCAGATAATTGTAAGTCAGTAACAAAGTCTGTATTGTTTACAACCGTATCAACCCTAAAAAGCAAAACGCGAATATCACTAATAGCAGGATTTGCAACTGAACCGTTAAATGCTTCGCCCCTTAATAATATTCTAACTGAATTATCCTCACCTACTGCCAACTGATTATTAGCAACAGTAAAAATAGCATTTGGTATTGTTGATGTATTTGGTTGTGCGGCTGTTGCTGTTGCATTAGTTAATAGTGGCAAACTTGCAGCTAATTGTGATGTTGAACTAATTTCAAGTTCACGAATATATCGCATCAATAAACTATACCCACCATAATCGGAATTGTACCAACGTGCATGAACAGGTATATTTGCAAATCTTCCGCCTACGGGTGTAGTTACAACCATGTCAAAACCCGATGAATCAAAAACTTTGCAACCTAAACTTAAATTTTTGGTTTGGTTGTAAACTATTTGACCTATGTTATTAGGCAAACCTAAAGCACTTGACGCTAAAAATCTATTGATATTTGAATTAGATGAATTGCCAAATATAAAATTAGTAGTATCATTTGTAACGTAAAATTCAAAAACTACTGTAGCCTCATCATGTGGTGCAGTATTCTTTGACATTTCACAATAGATATTTTGCAGCGGCGGTATAGGAACGTTTAAAACAGCTTGTTGCGGCGTTGTGCTTAATGGGTTTAATGTTTCATAGCCAAAATCTAAAGCGTTTAAAGGATTTGATAAAACATAAAGCCCCGGGTTAAATCTTAGTTGTTTATTTAAAAAGCTATTAGCGCCCGAACTGTTTATAGTAAAAGTTAGTCGAACTTTTATGCCTATTGCCAAACCTTCAACGGGCACGGCTGGAATTGTAGCAGCCGTAAACGTTGCAATGTTATATAAAACAGTTCCGCTGCTATCTATGCAATCTAATTGTATATTATCGTAAGTATAAGACATTAAATTAAGCCTTGAATAGTTAATGAATTATT